GGTCTACTTCCGCCACACCTCCCTGAAGTGCCGCGCCGCGAAGGCGTGGATCAAGGATGTGCTGATTCCGGCCGACGACCGCCCGTGGGGCCTTGACCCGACTCCCATCCCCGACCTACCTCCGGAACTTCGCCAGATTGTCGTTGAGCGCACGATGACCAAGGCTATTCAGACGATCCAGACCACCGGGCAGATGCCAACGGAGGACGACGTTCGCTCGTCTGCGTCCGACATGGCTGACATCGCCAAAGAGGGCTTGGTCATGGAGGCGCGGCGGCGCGCTGCCCGCATGGAGGACCAGATCGAGGACCAGTTCGTCGAGGGCGGCTTCAGGGACGCGTTCATGGAGGTGCTCGACGACGTGACCACGTTCCCGTCCGGCATCCTGAAGGGCCCGGTCATCGAGACCAAGCGGCAACTCGCGTATTCCGCGGATGGCTCGTTCACCCCGGTCGTCACCGAGGAGCAGACCCCGACCTACAAGCGCGTCTCGCCTTTCGACTTCTACCCGTCGCCGCAGTCATCCGGCGTGGACGATGGGTTCCTGATCGAGCGGATGCGGCTGTACAAGAACGAGCTCGCCAGATTCCGCGATGTGCCGGGCTACGACAAGAAGGCGATTGACACGGTCTTGGAAGAGCACTCGTCCCAGAGCGACAGCAACGACACGGTCGCCACCGACTGGGAACGCGCCGAACTGGAGTCGAAGGAACTGAACGGCGCCCAGGGCACGGAGGACGGGCGCATTGAGATCTTCGAATACTGGGGCACCGTCGAGGGCTCGATGCTGAAGAAGTGGGGCCTGCCCGGTGTGGATGACCCGCAGAAGCAGTACGACGTCACGGTCATGGTCTCCGGCAACACTGTGCTCCGCGCGCTCCTCAACCCCGACCCGCTGGGGCGCCGGCCGTACTACGTCGCGAGTTACGAGACCGTACCCGGCTCGATCTGGGGCATCTCCATACCGGAGATCATGGAGCCGTTGCAGGACGTGATGAACTCGATGCTCCGGAGCATGGTCGACAACGTCGGCTTCGCGTCGGGCCCGCAGATCGGCGTGGACGTGGACCGGATGCACCCGAGCATGGACGTGACCAAGGTCTACCCGCGGAAGATGTGGTTCTTCGAAAACAACCCGCTGGGCAGCCAGCTTCCCATCCAGTTCTTCCAGCCGAACATGAACCTTGACCCGCTCATCCGCGGCCTGGCCAAGTTCGAGACTCTCGCTGACGACTACACGGGCATCCCGCGCTACGCCTACGGCAACGAGGACGTGGGCGGTGCCGGCGAGACGGCCAGCGGTCTGTCGATGCTGATGAACGCCGCGAGCAAGGGCATCCGCCAGGTGATCGGCAACATCAGCGAAGGCATTCTATCCCAGATCGTCGAGCGGCAGTTCACCTGGAACATGCTCTACCTCGACGACCGGGCGATCAAGGGCGACTGCAAGGTGAACGCGCGTGGCGCGCTCGCCGTCGTCCTGCGCGAGCAGCTCCAAGTCCAGCGCCGGATGTTCGCGGACGCGACGAACAACCCGACCGATATCCAGATCACGGGCCTTGAGGGTCGCCGCAAGCTTCTCCAGTCGCTCGCCGCTGACCTTGAACTCCCCGGCGTTGTGCCGCGGGAGGAAGCGTTCGCACGGCAGCAGCAGGCGCAAGCACAGATGGCAATGCAGCAACAGCAGCAACAACTGGCGGCAGAGGCCGCTGGCGAAGAGAAGAAACAGTTGTCCGCGATGACGCCGACAGCCCCAAAACAACGCGTGGCGGGGCCGCGGGACCGTTTGTGACGTCCCCCGTTTGGCGTCGGACAACGACCCAAAGCAGAGGAGCTAGAGTACCATGGCATGGAGAGAACAAGCATCATTCGGGGTCGTGCGAGTCCGCTCGCTTTCGATCTCCGGCACATCATCGGCCGCGCAATCAATGTCAGTCGGGACCAAGGCCAATGTCATTGGCAGCGGCATCCCGATTCCGTCCACCGACGACTGGGGCGCTGTTCGCATCTTTGCGGATGACAACGGCGCCAGCATCGCGGACAGCGTCCGGGCCCTGCAGAGCCGCATCCTGCTGACCTACGACCAGGCCGGCGGGTCAATCCGCGCCCTCCAGGGGCAGATCAAGCTGCTCGACGGCATCGACGTGACGACCGGCATCTACACGGCCGCTCAGGGCTACTTGGAGCTTGCCGCAACGCATTCAGCCAAGACTGGCGCCACGCTCTCCTGCTTCGACGCATCCTTGGAGATCGGGACCGCGCTTACCGTCGACTCTGGCGGCGAGGCGTGCGGCATTCATGTCGAAACGACCGGCTCTGGCACGATCACGAACAACGGCACCTGTGCCGGCATTCTGATCGACAAGGCATCCGGCGCTGCGTCATGGCCTGTCGGTCTCGCCATCGTGAGCAGCACGGCCACGACCGGCATCTCGATCGGCACGACCACCACGGGAATCTTGATCGGTGCGGCCACAACGGCGCTTAACATCACAGGCGCCACGACCAACGCTATCGCGATCAGCGGAGCATCCTCGAACAGCGCGATCTGGATCTCTGGCGCAGGCACCGAGGGCTACAACGAGGCGAGCATCCTGCTTGCTGCTGACCAAGCCGGTACGGCGCTCGCGTATGGAGCCGGGACCGCTGGCTTCCAGGGCATCTACATCAACGCCACGGCGGCGGTTACTGGCGGCGAGAACTGGCACGGGATCTACACCAAGTTCACGACGTCAGCAGCGATGGCCGATGGCTTCATCATCAACAACTACAGTCGCGTGAACCTGTCTCACGTCGCATACGAGAACTATGCGATCTGGGGCCGGATGAACGTGAATGTGGCGCAGACCGGAAACACCGGAAACCAGTATCTCGGCGTGTTCGGTTCGGTGAGCTTCGCCGCTGGCGCTCACGCCCTCACTGCTACCGGTGGCGGCTATGGCGTTCTCGGTACTGCTGGGATCGCTTCAGGCGGAACGCTCGATCAACCGCTGATCGGTGGTTACTTCGAGTGCAACGCTGTGGACAACATCGCAGGACTTACCACTGCGTCCCGTCACCGGATGCTTGGGTACTGTGACTACGGCGTTGACGTCCTGTGCCAGACTTCCAATGGCACGAGCGGTATCCGCGTGCAGACGACTGATTCGGCTGTGCTCGCGGCGGCTCTGACGCTTGCGTCACCCACCGGCGGCATCACCAACCTGCTGGATCTGCCGGCGTCTGGTACGGCGCCCGTGTCTTCGGGTGGAACCGTTGGTACGCATGGGACGGCGACGCTGAAGATCGCCATCGACATCAACGGCACCACGTACTACCTGCTGGCAAGCACGGTCCCGACGTTCACGTAAGATGGGTTCGCTGGCGGGTGGGGTCATTCCTGCCCGCCGGCCACCACAAGGAGAGAAAGCAATGGATCTGATTACACACACCGTCAAGGCGTCAACCGTGAAGTCTGGGCAAGAAGTGGCTATTCCGGTCACGGCAGGCCAGTCGTTTCTGGTGCGCCGCTACAAGGGGTCGTCTCAACTCAACTTGCTCAACGAGAAGTGCCCAGTGGGCAAGAAGTGGTCGGTGCGGGTGATCGTCGAGGTCACCGAAACCGACGCCTAGCAGAACCGAAGAAGGAACAGGCAAAAGGAAAGAGAGACAATCATGGCAAAGCACACACTGGAAGCAATCGTCAACGCAGGCCCCGGCATCGACAAGATGATGGGTGGACCCGGACCCAACGACGACGGGACACAGGTCGGCTGGCCGCTGAAGACACTGTACGTCTTGGCGCGGCTCGCCCAGGCCCTGGCACCACACCGGGACGCCGTCGAGAAGGCGCGGATGAATTACGTCAAGGCCAACGGCAAGCCGGTGCTTGACGACGACGGAGAACCGACCGATTCGATGGCGCTGGACAAGGACGACTTCCCGGCGTTCTTGGAGATGATGACCGAGATCCTGAGCGAGGAGGTCAAGGTCGACGTGCCGTTGGTCACGTTGCCTGACGCGATGTCCGGCGCCCTGACACCCGGCGAGATGATCGGGCTGCTCCCGTTCGTGACTGTCGAGAACAATCCAGACGAATAACACGGTCCCCAGGCCGGCGCGGAGTGCCCCTAAACTCTCTTTCCGCTCCGCGCCGGCCGCCTTAAGGCTGGAATAGATGCCAACGTTTGAGAAAGACGAACTGAGAGTCCTGGCCCAGGTCGCGTCTGACATACGCGGCAAGCGCCTGCTCGACATCTTGGAGCAGAAGCGTGACAAGTACGTGGGCAGGCTCATCATGGCGCGAGGAATGAGAGAGATCCGCTGGCTCCAGGGCCGAGCACAGGAGTTGAACGAGATTCTGACGCACGCCGAGTCTGCTAGGGAGACCCTAAGACAGATAGCTGGCGCGACTGAGGAGTCTCAATAGGTGGCGCGAACACCCGGCAACAACGTCCGGACTCACGCCGGTTACAGGCAGTGAACACTCGCTGAACACCAGCGAACTCACGCGAAAGGACCGACATCATGGCAATCCCGAGACAACTGGAAGAGCAGGAAAGACTGGCAGAAGAAGAGTTCGAACGTGCCGTCGCGCGTCAGAAGGCCGCTGAAGAAGCGGTGAATCAGATGCAGCCGCCACTCGCGGAAGACCCGGCGCCCCCGCCGGAAGCTCCGGAAGAGGCAGCACCGGCCCCGTGTTCGCCAGCCGCACCCGAAGAGGCCCCGCCACCCGCGGAAGAGCCCCCTGCTCCCGTTGCCGAACAGGAGATCCCTGCCGAACCTCCAGCCGATGATCAGCAACCGGCCGCTGGCACCGCTGACGAGGAGTTCGCCAAGCTGCAGCACAAGTTCGATGTGCTCAAGGGGAAGTACGATACGGAAGTCCCGCGAAAAACGCAGGAGGCCCGTGAGCTTCACCAGAGCAATCAGCTGCTTCAGCGGCAACTCCAGATCATGCAGCAGCAGTTGGATGCGGCGCCCAAGGTACCGGACACCCCCGAGGCCCCCGCGCCGGGGACTGAGAAGGTGTCCGACTACTACAGCGCCGAGATGATCGAGGAGTACGGCGAGGACTTCCTCAAGCAACAGCTTGCGGTCGCCCACAGGATTGCCGCCGAGTCGCGGAAACCGATCGAGGCGTCCATCGCGAATCAGCGCACAACGACTCTGAACTCCACGATCGCGGCGCTCGTTCCGGACTTTGACCGGATCGACCAAGATCCCGCGTTCAGTACGTGGCTTGATGAGTCCATCCCGCTTGCCGGGATGACGCGCCGTGAAGCGATGGGCACACGATACAACGCCGGGGATACACGGGGCGTTGCGGAGTTCTACCGGCAGTTTGGTGCGATAGACGCTGGACAGGTTACGCCTGCGCCAGCAGCCGTCGTGCCGCCACAGCCGGCAGGAACACAACCCGCAGCCCCGTCCCGGTCTCAACAGGTTGCCGCTCAAGTTACCCCAAGGGCCGCGGCGGCACCAGCGCCTGACCCTGACCCAAAGGCTCGCCAAGGACGAACTTACTCGACCGCGGAGTACCAGCGCCTACAGCGCGACATCGCGATCGGGAAGATCAGTGGCGAGGACGCACAGCGCATCGACAAAGAACTCGATCGTGCACTCGCAGAAGGCCGCGTGCTGGCTAACGCCTGACCGCTAAGGGCTGACTGCGATGGGCGCGAACAACGCCATGAGGAGTAATCACAATGGCCTTCCCAGTCGCAGCAGGAGAACAGTCGTACTCCGGTACATACATTCCGGAAGTCTGGTCGACGAAGCTGCAGGTGAAGTTCTACAAGAACACCTGCCTCACGCAGATCAGCAATACGGCTTACGAGGGCGAAATCAAGAACCAGGGCGACGCGGTTGAGATCCGCACCCAGCCCGACATCAACCCGCAGAGCTACCAGAAGGGGCAGGCGCTGGTCACCCAGCAGCCGAACCCGTCCGTGATCGAACTGCTCATCGACAAGGGCCTCTACTTCCAGTTCCCGGTGCACCCGGTGGACACGAAGCAGAGCGACATCGCCTACGTCAACAAGTGGGCCGACGACGGTTCCGAGCAGGTGAAGATCAAGGTCGAGACCGACCTGTTCGCTGACATCTACGCTGACTCAGCCGCAGCCAACGCTGGCGCCACGGCCGGTGCGGACTCCGCAAGCTACAACATGGGTGTCTCTGGCACTCCTGTCGTGGTCACGAAGGACAACGTGCTGGACTTCATCGTCGACATCGGCAGCGTCCTGGCCGAGCAGAGCGTCCCTGACACGGACCAGAAGCTCGTCCTTCCCGTGTGGATGTGCAACCTGATCAAGAAGTCGGACCTCAAGGATGCGTCCTTGACCGGCGACGACACGAGCGTTCTCCGGAACGGCCGTATCGGCATGATCGACCAGTTCGAGATCTTCAGAAGCCGGAACCTCTACAGCGTGACTGACGGTGCGAACACCTGTTACTACGCGCTGGGGATGCACACGTCGGCCCTGACGTTCGCGACCCAGATCGTGACGACCGAGGTGATCGACAACCCGTTCGACTTTGGGAAGCTTCACCGCTTCCTGCAGGTGTACGGGTACAAGGTCATCAAGCCGGAGGCCCTGGTCCCGTTCTACTGCCGCAAGGGGTAGTAGGCGTCCAACCACAACGACCGAACAAAGGAGGTAGCTACCAATGGCTACTACGGATCTGAGAAACAGCGGCGCGACGAACTATCCGGCGCTGCCCAAGGGTGGGACGATTCTTCTCGAAAAGAAGATCGACTACTCCACCTACAACGCGGTCGACAACGACATCTTCCAGTTGTTCAGCATCAAGGCCGGAACGCTGATCGTTGCCGCCAGCATCTACGTCAAGACTGGCGAAGGCTCGACGGCGACGCTCGACCTTGGTGTCTCGACCGCCGGCACCACGGACGCGACGTTCATGGACGACGCCAGCATCGAGACCGGCAGCGTCTGGCTCGTTGGCGACGGCTCCGATGGCGACGCCCCCGGCACGGTGGTGAACTACCTCGTGCTGGCCGACACGATCGTCGTGATCGACAACAACAACACCTGCGACGACGCTGAGATCCATGTCAAGATTCTGGTCAGTGACATGACCGGCGCGCTTGGCCTCACGCTCGTTGAGGACGCCTGACGCAACAGCGGCTGACGAATGCCGCATAACTGAAAGGCCGCGCCGTGAGACGTTACCTCCGAAAAATGGACGATGATCGTGTCTACGTTTGGGAGGAGCGCCTTGCGGCGCGGCCTGACTTTCACGAATGCAGTAGTGGCGGCTACTTCTTCACTGAACCGGCAGAAGCGCCGCGAAAGAACGTCGGCGGCATGACCAAGCGGCAGGTGCTGGCGCACGCGGAAGAGCACTATGGCATTGACCTTGAGCAATACATCGAGCACATCCCTGGCAAGAACTACACGCACCGGCTCTACAGGGCAGTTCACATGTTGCGGGACCTGAGCCAAAAGCTCGTTGCTGAGAACGTCGATGACCTTGACCGCACACTACAGCTTCGGCTGGCGCTCGCACAGTACAGGAAACAGACGGCATGAAGGCAGCAGACGTCATCAACCGTGTTCGCGAGGTTCTCAGCGATGAGGACAGCACGAACTACCGGTGGACGAACCTTGTACTGTGCGACTACTGGCTGAACGAGGGGATGCGAAAGATCTGGGAGAAGCGCCCGGACGCGCGGTTTGACGACAACGGCAACGTGAACAAGTTCGCCAAGGTAGCCGTAACCGGAGCGTCCCAAGACCTTCCAGAGGACACTTTGGTCCTTGGCGACGACTGGCTTGAGGCGCTGATGGACTTCGTGCTGTACCGCGCCTTCTCCGAGGACGACGCAGACGAGTACAACGCTGCCCGCGCCGCGGAGCACCGGGCCAACTATCAGGAGGAACTCCGGTGAGCGCACCTGTATCACTTATCGCGTTCGACGAGCTCGTCCCCGAGATGATGATGTACCTTCGGGAGTGCCCTGACGCGGTCATGAAGCGCGAACTGCGCCGGGCTGCGCGTGACTTCGCCGTGGACACAGAGGCGTGGGAGTACACGTTCCCCGTCTTCGACGTCGTGGCGTACCTGCCGCGGTACTCGCTCAATGCCGGCGAGAACGCGCGGGTGCACCGGATCATGAAGGTCACGATCGACGGCGCGCGGACGAACGTTGACAACTACAACTACGACGAGGCCGCGGAAGAGTTGGCATTCGTGGACAAGACTGTCCCGACCGGCGACACCGACGCGATTTCAGACTACGACGCGACGGCGACCTATTCGGCCAACGACGAGGTCAAGTACGATGGCCAATACTACTCTGCCCGTGCGGCCATCAGCGCGGCTGAGAGTTGGACGCGCCAGCACTGGCAAGAGATCGAGGACGGCATGTACGTCCGGTGCACTCTGGCCCCGCGGTTGCGGGCCACGAGCATCCCGGCATGGTTCGGGGACCGGTACGGTGATGCGATTGCTGCTGGTGCCGCGAGTCGGCTCCTGCGCCTGCCAGCGATGCCGTGGACCAATTTGCAACTCGCCATGGAGCGCGACGCGATGTACCGGCATGGCATGTCTGCGGCGAGGCGCGAGAACTATCTGGGCATGAAGGCCGTGACCAAGGTGATGACATCGACGCCAGACTAGAAAGGGAGAGACGGGTGCATGAAACGGGCAACAATCTTCGGAATGGCGGCGGCGCTTGCGTTCGCCGGGAGCGGATGTGGAACGATTGACGAGGACATCCTGATGGGCAGACTGAGGCTCAACAACTTACAGGGGATCTACCCACGGGTAGCCCCGCAGTTGCTTGCCGAGAATCAGGCGCAGACCGCGGAGAACTTGGACGTGCGCCGGGGCGACATGCGCCCTGTCGACGACCATCTTGCGGGGGCCACGATCGGGCAGGTCCTGATCTGTGGTACGTGTGGCGAGACTGACCCAACGGCGTGGGGCGTGAGTGCCTTCAAGCTCACGGTCGGCGGCGTCACCACTGAGATCGACCCGATCGCGCTTGCTGGTCGCACCAGCATGGTCGAGATAGCCGACAAGATCACCACGGAGATCTGGTCGAATCTCGGCATCGGAACGGTAGACACGCAGCGCATCGTTACGTGGGATGCGGCCAACACGCGCTTCATCTTGCAGTGGACGGATACGGTTGGGTTCCTAGAGGCCACCGGTACTTTCCATACTGACATATCTGGGCCCTCGTGGATGAACGGCCGCACTGGTGGCACCGGGGTGGTGGTCCAAGAGCCGGCCACTATTCACGAACTTGTCAATGCTGGCGGTTCGCAGACCATCTGGACCGCCTACCCGAACAGGATGAGCATCTCAAGGCGCCCGAACGCATCCACGTCCTCGTACTCGTGGACCTACATGACCGGGTACGGCCGCATGCGCCGGGTGGACCACAACGGCACCACTGAGTCCGTCCGTCTGGCTGCGGTGCCGGCGTCCACGTCCAAGCCTACCGTGGCCGCGCAGACCAAGTCGGCAGTCGTGTGGACCCGGTCTTGGGGCTGGTTCTACGAGGAACCCGACTCGACGCAGGTTGACATCGACGAGCCGATCAGCATCCGTAGCGCGACGTTTACGTGGACTCAGGTTGGCGCGACGGCTGAGTGGTATTGTGAGATTGCGGCAGGCGGCTCGCCGCTGTTTGGTGACACTGCCCCGAAGGCGGTCTACGAGAACACGACGACCGCGATGACCCTTGGTACTCTTGGTAGCCTTGCCGCCGGAGAATGGTGCTGGGCTCTCGACAATGCCACGAGCGCCTACTACACGGTCTACGTCAACCTCACTGTCGGCGGCGACCCCGGCTCGCAGGCCCTTGGGTGGGTCCGCGCGAACATCACGCCCACGGAGACGACGGTCGGCTCTGTCTACACGCTGAACTACCTGCCGGTGAAGGTTGCCGCGAGCGACGACGCGC